AGGACATGATGTCCGTGATCTTCGTATTGGCCATGCACAGCAGCGCATAGGCCACAGCCTCCCGGTTGCCAGCCAGGGTGGCCGATCTCTCCAAACGCCGCTCAATCGAGCGCGTCCCACCCCAGCCTTGAACGCTGGGGATCTGCGTGGCCTGTTTACGGCTTGCCATTGTCATTCAGCCAGGAGTCGCTCTTTTAAGGTCTCTACATAGACCTGTTGCTCAGAAGTTGGTATTCCACCAGATGGATCACCAGAAAGAATGCGGGCGGCTATGGTCGCTTTCCTGTCTTCCTCGCTTGCATTGCGGTAAGTGCTGGAGTCCAAAAACCGCACCTGCTGGTCAGTAAGTTCAAAGTCAGGCTTCAATCCGTCTTCTTTTTTGATCAGCAACCTGGCTGACTCATTCATCGCAACCGATTGGTACTCTTCAGGAGTCAGTTTGGTGTACGGGTTGAGGATTACTTTGCCATCCTCAGTGGCCATTCCGGAAACCTTTGGGTTGTCCTGAAAATATTTAATTTCTCCGGGGTAGGGCTTGCGCATTTCTACACCACGGGGCAGCTTGATAAAAGAAAAGTCCATTTCAGTCTCCTGTTAAAAAGGTATGTCCGAATCGTCATCAGCCACAAACGCATTGCCCTTGGCAGCGTTGTGCGCGTCCAATGGCTTGGCAGCACCACCCGGATTGCACAGGTCACCAATGGCCAGACTCACCCAGGTCTCCCCAGCACTCGTCCTCTTCGTCCACGCCGACAGCCAACGCTCCTCACCGTTTGGCAGCATCACCCGACCCTTGTAGTTGGGGTGCTTGTCTGTCGTCTTCTTGTCGTTCTTGAACAGCGATCCACTGCTCGGTCTCATCTCGTATGCCATCAAAAGCTCCTTTTGGTTGATTGTCGTACAGGTTAAAAAAGTGGGGAAAATTTCAGGATGGCCCCCGTAACGCTACGGTAAAGGGGAGGGGGCAAAGGGTCGCTTTCAACGCGCCCGTTGACGCCAGCGTTATCGCGCAGGCAGCGCTGGCGCATATAGGTCGATGCCGCTTCCAGGGGCACACGCCGCAGCATCCCCCCTGGCTGTACAAAACCCATACGTTCGTCTGCGATTTGGACAGGGGCGATTAAACGGTCTACAAGCGCTTGGGACAGGTTCAGGCTACCCATGCTCCACCCCATTGTGATCGTGGCCTTCCTGAGCCTTCCAGGTGCCTTGGCGGTGCATCGGCTCATCGGGCATCTGCCTGCAGTTGCCTAATGCCGTCAGCCAGGACTGCGCTGGTGGGCTCGATGCCCTCGGCTCGGTACAGCGGCAGCAGGGTGTCGAGGCTGTCGGCGATCTGCTCGGGCTTCATGCCGCTGTCAATCAACAAATCGAAATCAGAAACATCGAGGTTGTTTAAACTTGTATTTAATTTATTAAACTTGTCTAAATCTATACCTATACTCTCCTTAACTATATGTTCTTTGGGAGTTCCTACAACCTCAGAGGTTGTCAGTGAGGTTGTTAATGGAGAGGTCATAGGTTGTGAATGGAGAGGCTCTTCATGTACAACCTCAGAGGTTGTGAGTGTGCTTGACTTGTCCACAGTCTTTTCAACAGGACTTGAGCGCTTGGCTCTGGTCTTTGCCATGGCCTCTTTGACCTGTTTGACTGCTCTGGTGTCGCCTTTTGCTGGCATGGAATACTCCTTCTTTGGTGGTTGTTTGAGCGCCTGGCTGATGAGCTTGGCGATCTTGGCTTGACCCTCACGGTCAATCTGTTGTGACGCCTGGCGCTCTTGCTCCTCTCGGATGGCTGGCGGTCTGGTGTCTTCCTTGTTGCTGGTCATGGCGATGGCGTCCTCGGCTGAGATGGTGGGATCGAAGACAACGCGCAGGGTGTTGCCCCTGACGCCTCTGAAGCCCTTGCTGATGATCTGGACGTAGCCGGTCTTTTGGAGCTTGAGCAGCTGCTTGCCGATGGCTTGCTGGCTCACGCCCATGTCCTTGGCGAGCTTGGTCTGGCCAACCCATGTGAGACCCGCTCGGTTGCAGTAGCTGCACAGAATGGCCAGCGTGCGGAACATGCCGTCTGTCAGCGTCCGGTCGCTGATGGCGCGGATGGGCAGCACGGCCACCTTGCGCTGGTCTGGCGGCGCGTCCTTCTCCTTGATGCGCGGCTTCTTGGGCAGCGCGAATGTGGTTGGCTCAGCCATGTTCATACCAGCTCCATCTGGCGCGTTCCTGCCCACTTCCTGGCTGGCTGGACGGCGTCAATGCGCCCTGCCATCTGGTCTGGGTGTTCGTGGTTGCGTTTGTAGTTCCTGGCCACGTTGGTGCTATCGGCTGACGCCAGAGGCCATGGGCCGTCTGACTGCGACAGCATCCGCATGCCGTGAATCCAGGGCAGGCGGCAGCGCGAACGGGCGAGGGCGTCGAATGCCTCGTCCATGCGGCGCTGCCATGAGGGCGAGCCGACTTCCCAATACTGGCCAGAGCTGCCCAGGCAGATGCGTGGCCAGTTGTCGGACAACTCGAGCAGCCAGTCAATGGACAGACCCAGGTGCCAAACCGGGGCGCTCAGTTCCTTGGTGAATGGCCAATCGGCAATGCCATCGCGCTGCTGCTGTTCATCCCCGTCGATCACATCGGGCACCACGGCCCAATGCGGAGCGGCCAGATGCTGGTCAACCCAAGCCAGATATGCGGCCTTGTCGAACGTCTTGCCGGTGGTGAATGCGGTGAAAGCCCCGTTGTCCAGCATCAGCGATTGACCGATGCGCAGACAGTCCTCCAGGTCATCTGGCCTGGCGAACGACACGCAGAAGTGACGGCCTGACATCTCAAGCAGCATCCGCTTCGGCGTGATGGGGGTGCCGTGGTAGTGAATCACGAACGGGTCGTTTCAATGTCAACACCGTGGTGGTGCGCTGTGATGGTCTGGTGCCCACCGAACTGCAGCAGCAGCTGGTCTGCAATCGCTTCGTGGTAGCCGCGCTTGATGAGGGCGCATGCGGTGACGATGTGCTCGACAAGTATCTTGTCGTCGGTGCTGATGGTGAGCTGGTAAACGATGGGCTGCGAGTTGCCTGGGCACTCAGCCACAAAGGTGTGTTTGTAGGTGTTGATTTTCATTCTGGTCTTTCGTACTTCTTAACCTGCCTCATGTACTGCCGCACGGCTTGCTCGGCTCCCTGGCCATAGCGCTTGTCCATGGTCGCCAGGTGCCTGTCCACCAGCTGCTTGTCCTTGAGGACTTCCCAGGTGGTCAGCAGCTCGCGTGCGTGCCCCATCAGAATGATGGTTCTGTCTGGCTCGAGTGGCCCTGTGTGCTTTGGATACCATGGCTTGAAGGGTCTCTTGATCATGCTGCGGTCAGAGCTTTTTCTCTGGCCATGATCACTGGCCGAACAAGCATGACTGCCTTGTGCAGCTCATCCAGCGTGCAGGTGTCTAGCTGCTGATCGTGGATCTCCATGCCCAGGTTGATGGCCTGCAGCTCTGGGCCGGTGAACCTGTAGACACCTTTGACACTGGCACGCTTGTGCATCGCCAGGCTGGCCAAGATGGCGGCGTCGATCTCTTGCATGAGATGGCCACCGAGCTTTTCAGGGTTGATCTGGGCCATGCCTCCAGCCATCAGCATGGCGGTGTCGATCACGCTGAACTCGCGCTGACCGGCGTTGCCGCTGGTCATCTCGACCATGGCCTGGTGGTTTCTGATCTTGATGGCCACGGCTTCTGAGTTCTCGCGCATGGGCGTGAACCCTTCCAGCACCCACTGCACCGGGTTGACCAGCTTTGGGCGTGGCTTGTACTTGCTACGCTTTCTCATTGGAACCCCAGCTCTTTCTTGAATGCAGACAGACCCAGCACTAAGTCTCTGGCCTGTGCGTAGTCCATGCACAGGTAGTAGTCCTGCACGGTGCTGGAATGCGAAGGGAAGAAGGCGATGAAGCCGTTTCCGGTGTCAGTCAGTTGGCAGCGCAGGTTGCCCGGCTTGTAGTAGCCAAGACCCTGCGTGACTGTGGCCATCTCATCGTTGCGGTCAACCAGGTCTTCCGTGCGGTCGCTGATGTAGCGGTCGGTCATTTCTTTTGCTCCTTGCGATTGCGCTTGAGCCAGCAGCTGGCGCAGTACCAACGGCCAACGCCCATCTGGATGCCACCCTCGGGCGGCTGCTTGATCTCGCACTTGTCGCAGAACTTGAGCTGGTGCGAGTTCTTCGGAGAGCCGTCTAGGTTGATGTTCTTCATTCCAATACCTCATGCACGTACACCTCGACCCGTGGGTCAAAGCTGTATTTCTTCTCGGCCACCAGCTTGATGACCTGCTTGTCGTCGATGTAGACCACGCCGTTGAGCGCGTCCAGCACGGCCTTGGCCACGTTGTCCAGGTCTGGCTTGCCGGGGATGCAGGCACCAGCCAGCGCCAGCTGCTGCTTCTTCTTGCTCCAGCTGGCAGGGATCGGGTGATGGGCAATCACGCGCAGGCTCATGGGCGTTGCCATCACGGGCCAGTCACCACGGGCGATCTCTGCAAGCCGGGCGATCTGGGACTCGTATGCCAGCGTGGTGGCCGGCGTGTACATGCGCACGAACCCGCCACGTGAGCTCGCCCTGGGTCTGCCCTTGCCATACGGTGCGCCAGGCACAACGAAGTAGATCGCGGCGCTCACAGCAGACCCGCTTTCCTCATGTCGGCCAGGAACTCTTCAATGTCAGGGCAAGGCAGGTCGCGCCAGCAGGCACCGTCACCTGTCATAAAGAGCGCCTCGGTCAGCACATCCTCGGGGATCGGCTGGCCGTCCTTGGCCATGTCCAGGATCTTGGTGGCTTCCTGGTGGGTCATGGCTGGCGCACCCCGCTGAAGAAACGCTGCAGGCGGGGCTGGAGCTCGCCGTAGCGGGGCTGCAGCTGGTCGCGCACGCACTGGTCGATCAGGGATGAAACGCTGCGGTGCTGGTCAGCAGCCGCCTTGTCCAGCAGTTGCCGGGTGGCAGGGTGCAAGCGCATCAGGAAGGGTTTGAGCTTGGGTGTAGGTGTGTCCATAGCTCAAGTGTATATCACCGAGATATTGCACAAGCCACCTAAGTCATTGATTTCTTGCTGTATTAGGGTAAGTCCCTAGTTTTGTGGTGCTTTTGGGGGTTGTACAGCGATATACAAACCATGCCATAATCTCAACATGTTCAACGCGCAGATAAAGCGCAAGGAGTTCAACATGACAAACACACACAAGATCGCACGCCTCTCAGCTGGCCTGTATTACTTCACTGGCCACATCGCTGGTCGCCTGGTTCAGTATTCAATCGTCAAGAGCCAGACCGAGTGGGTTGTGACCTGCGTTTACGGTCAAGGCCCAGCCTTCTACACAGGCTTTTCAACAAAGCAGGCCGCAGTCAGCGCCCTTGCTACAGCCTGATCGGGGTCTGACATGCGCGACCACACCCGCAACCTGCAGACCATCGAGGACAACCTCGAGCGGGCCCAGGCAGCCGCCCTGGCCAAGCCCACCGATTGGAACGTGTCCAGAGCCTTCGCCCTGGTGCAAGCCAAGAACGATTACCACCGGTTCATGGCTGGCGAGATCAAGCGCCACCAGATGTGCCACACGGCCATCGAGCTAACCATGAACATGCCCGAATGGGGCACTTACGGCACCTAACAGGAGACAGTCATGGCACCCCACAACGGCAAATTCGTCGCTTACTTCCGAGTCTCCACCGACCGCCAGGGCAAGTCTGGCCTGGGCCTGGATGCCCAGCGCGAGCGCATCATGTCCTACCTCAATGGCGGCAATTGGTCGCTGATCGGTGAGTTCACCGAGGTCGAGTCTGGCCGCATGAACGACCGCCCGGCACTGGAGGATGCGGTCAAGCTGTGCAAGCGCGAGAAGGCGACCCTGGTGGTGGCCACCCTCGACCGCCTGACCCGTGACCTGGCGTTCGGCGCGACCCTTTTGAACGACACCAAGGTGCGCTTTGTCTGCGCCGACTTCCCCGAGGCCAGCCGCGAGATGCTGCAGATGCGCATGGTCTTCGCCGAGTGGGAGGCACGCAAGATCGGCGAGCGCACCAAACTGGCGCTGGCCGAGCTCAAGAAGAAGGGCAAGAAGCTGGGCTCGCCCACCCCCAAGATCGGCTCGGCTGCCGGTGTCAAGGTGGTCAAGGCCAAGGCCGACAAGTACGCCGACCGGGTCGGCCCCATCGTGCGCGAGATCATCCGCAACTCGGGTGCCGACACCATGCGCGACATCGCCGCCGCCCTGGAGTCCCGTGGCGTGGCAACACCCAGGGGCAACACCAACTGGGGGCCGACTCAGGTCTCCAACCTGCTCAAGCGCATCAAATGACCGCCTGCACCCTGCACGCCGCCGCTGGTCGCCTGTTACACACAGACAGTGGCGTGTTTGCCACAATGCCGCGCATCGAGGAGGTCGCTGTGTCTGACCCGTTTTTTAACTGGGAGCAGTTGTTCCCAGAGGATGCCACCAAGCTGGGCGAATACCTGCAGGAGATCGGCCACCGCCCGGTGTGCCGCCTGGACATCCGGATCACCAGCCTGGAGGAGCTCAAGAAGGCTGCCGTGCTGGTCAGCGAGCTCAACAAGACGCTGCAGCTGCTGGCTTACGCCGATGAGCGCGACCAGGCTCTGCGGGTGATCCTGGCCCGTGGTGCAATGCAACAAGCACGCATCGGATTGAAGTTTTTGCGCACCAAGAAGTTCTTGGCCGAGCAAAAGAAGGGCACTACCCGTAGTGCAGCCTGGCCTCTACAGGTTGGGAATTTGGACAGAGCCCGCAAAGGGCCTGATGTTGATTGATTTCAAAGGAGAAAATCGTGAAGCCATTTTTTTTAACCCAGGTCAATGCGCATAATTTGTATAGCGTCAATGACCCGCACAGACACTACATCTGGGGGTCAGTAGAGCAAGAGGAAACCCTCGGAGAGAGGGTTGCTGCAGCCGCAGCATTCCTGGCGTGCATCGCCCTGTTGATCATCATCACGGGGTGATCCATGGCTGTCAAGATCACCACCCCCACCAAGCACCTGCTGCAGGGCTTCGACTACACCAACGCCGCATCGACCGACATTGAGGCGACTTGGCGCAAGTTCGGCTGGATTCCCAAGCAAGAGCGCGAGGCCGAGCTCAAGGCCCAGCAGACCGTCAAGCGGATGAAGAACAAGGAGCGCAACGATGCTGGCTCCTAACCTCTCCGCTGGCCGCGACATCCGCGAGCGCCAGCTCGACATCTTTGAGCAGCGCGACCACCAGTTCCTGGAGCGCTGCCGGGCACTAGCCGTGCTTGTCTGCAAGCAGCAGGGCCAGGTCTCCATCAACGACATCCGCGCCTTCATTGAAGTGCCGCCGGGTGTCCATCCATCTGTTCTGGGGGCGGTCTTCCGCACCAAGCAGTTCCGCAAGGTTGGCCACACCGAGGCCACCCATCCCCAGGCGCACGCCAGAGTGGTGCGCGTCTATTCCCTAGCCACAAACAAGGAGTGAACAAATGGCAGGCAAACTGACAGACGACAAAGAGATGAGCGCATCGCGCCTTCCAGGCCTGATGGGCTTCAGCAAGTACAGCACGCCCAATGATGAGCTGCAGTTCTCGATCAACGCCATCGACGGCAAGGAGCGCCCCGACATCGGCAATGAGGCCATGGGCTGGGGCAACACCCTGGAGCCGGTGATCCTGACCGAGGCAGCCAAGCGGCTTGGCATCGAGCAGTTCGACACCCAGATCGGCACGGCCTACACCCACCGCAGCTTCGCGCTTTCGTGCAGCCTGGACGGGGTTGGCTACGGCATCGGCCAGGAGGTCTTCACCGACCCCGACAAGGGTCTGTATGTGGTCGGCCAGGAGTCCATCGTGCTCAGTGGCCCTGGCGTGCTGGAGGCCAAGCTCACCAAAGCCATGCCCGAGGATGTGCCGCACCTTGCCCGTGGCCCCATCCAGCTGCAAGGCCAGATGCTGGTCACCGGCCACCGCTGGGGTGCGGTCTGTGTGCTCTACCAGGGCATCGAGCTGCGGGTGTTTCTGTTCGCGCCCCATCACGATACCCAGAAAGAGATCATCAAGGCGGTGCTGGCTTTTGAGCACAAGCTGCAGACCTACCGGGAGAGCGGGGCCATCGACTGGTATCCACCCGCGAGCAGCAAGGAGCTGGATCGGATCTACCCGATGGCTGCCACCAAGGAAGAGGTCGAGCTCGACGCCAAGGTGGCCGACTTGGCTGCAGGTATCGTGGCCAACAAGGCCGCGATCAGGGCAGCCGAGGCCAGCATCGAAACCGCAGAGAAGCTGATCAAGGAGCAGCTGGGTCAGGCCGAGCGGGGCCGGGCAGGGCAGTACATCATCAACTGGCCCATGCGCAATTACAAGGCGGCAGCCGAGCGCCTGGTGCCTGCCAAGGCTGCCTACTCTGTGCGCCAGAGCACGCTGTTGATCAAGGAGCTGCAGCCATGAACCTGCCCGACAAGCCCGCCATCAGGGCTGCGTATGACCAGGCCGTTG